GGATGTCTACTGGAGAGGATTTTTGTCCAATGCAGAATACAAAGAAAACATATCCAGCACTCCTCAGAAGTATCAGCTCATAGCTACAGATCTGCTGACCAGTTTAAAAAACATCAGCACTGTAGATGGTACTGCTATTGTATCTCCAAAAGCTACTAGTATAGCATATCTAGCTAATATCTTAGGATTTTTACCTTATGGGATGGGATTTAAAGTAAATCAGCCTATTGAGATCTTAGACTATAGATTTGGATTTACGCCTACTGGAGACTGGGAGTACCTACATAAGATCCAGCATGCATTTACTTATACTGGTGGCTTTGATCTGATCGCTGATAATGCTTATGACTATCTGGTCAATACCTTAAAGGCGTTTAATGCTCGACTGTTTTATGCTGATGGTAAATGGTACATGATCCCCAATGCACTGTACACTCATAAAGCTACAGATGATGCTATCGAGGCTGGTACACTGACATCAGGATATAGTAATCATGAGCATTTAAATATAGAGTCTACTGGAGAGTCTGAGGTGGTATTTGAGGAGTACACATCTCAGGGAGTTTATGATAGCAGCCAGACAGTAAACATCTTAAAGATCGTACCAGATCAATTTAAGGCGTTAAAGAATGATCTCACTGTCAGATATGAAACGCCAGTAGATCGAGTGAGTGTAAATGTCAAGGTGAATAAATACACTCCTACATTTAGAGATCTGGGTGAGCTAGAGATCTTTGCAAATAATCTAAATAATGATCCATCCTTTGAGCTTAAAATCAATGGGGTGCTTTTTAATAATACCTACTACAGCGATTATATCAATACATCTGCTAGGTATACTGACTACATCAATCAGTCCAGAGTACTGTCTGGAAATTACTCGATCAAGACTCAGTCATGGATCACTACTGGAACTCCTACATTTTCTACTGATAAGATCTATGACTCTGGCTTTGCTGGAGACATGCAATACTATCTGGTAGATAATAGCTATCTGAGCATTAATTTCTATCATAAATCTGATGGCGTTTCTGACACTTCTGATATCACTATCTGGTATGCGCTTATGCGAGAGTATGATCAGGGTGGTGGAGTATTTAAACAGTACTGGTCAGGATCTGCATGGGTGACTTATACTAATGAGTCTAGTGTGGTAGTACACTCTGATACCTTTACTGGATCAGAAAACAATCAATGGCAAACGCTGACTAAAACAATAACAGCTCCAGCTGATACCTCTGGATCTGCACAGCTTAAAAAGCAGCGCTATAGAATTATCATCTATAAACCAAAGATCACTAATGCACAGGCTAATAGTGTATTTTTCATTGACAGAGTAGTGCTGGATCGATATGCTACACAAGGTCAAACTGATGTAGATCGCAATACAGTGCACAGTGTCATAGGAACAAATAGAAAACAGTCTACAAAATCAATAGAGTTTTTTGCTCCTTTTTATACCTCTGTATTTGGATTTATGGGTATACAGCATAGAACGCCTAGAATATTTGACACATCTGGGACTGGACTAGAGTATCACTCGATCAATAATATCCATGCACAGTCTATCCTAAATGACAATAGAACGCATTTAAAGAGATACTCACTCAGCTGTAAGATGCTGGATGGTGTGACAGATCTGATCTATCCATATCATAAGATCTGGATCAATTTTAATAACTATCAGACTCTGGTAGGAGGTATGATCGACAGACTAAAATACAGCGCTAAATCTGGCGTATATGATATCGAGTTTCATTTGCCTAATCAGGCTGATAATGTAAATATGAAAGTGGTCAAAGAGGGTGACTTTGATCTACTACCTTAGATAATACTTTGCTTTCCCTTGTTTGCTACCTCTCTCTGACTAGAAATTTTCTGGCTGGGGAGAGGTTTTTTTACTTGTAAAATCGTGATATTTTAGTTAGTTTTACAAAAAATGTAAAAAATGACAGAATTTGAATTTAGGTTTGTCAATGAGTGCAAGCGCTTAAACCTGAAAAGATCAGAAGTGGCTGAGGCTCTAGGAGTCACTGTCCAAACATTAAAGAGAAAGCTAGAAAATCCAGATCGTATGACTCTGGGTGATCTAAAAGTTTTCGATGAGTTAGGCTTTAATTTAAACCAGATAGCACTATGAAAAAAATCCAGATTAAGGGTAAAGACTACATCACAGTGAATGAGCGTTTGATTCATTTTCGAACTGATGCAGCTTTTAAAAATTGGACTATTGAGGAGACTCTAGTCAAAGTAGACAATGATGAGGGGATCTTTAAGATCTCGATCAAAAATCCAGAGGGTACAGTGATGGCCTCTGCTCATGCTCATGAGAAGCGAGACAGCTCTCATATTAATCAGACAAGTTTTTTAGAGAATGGATTTACCTCTGCACTAGGGCGAGCTTTAGGCTACTTAGGCATAGGGATCGATACCTCTATAGCAAGCGCTGAGGAGGTAGCTAATGCGATCCATCAGCAGCAAAATGATCAATGGCTTACTGAGGCACAGCTCCAGAAAGTCCTAAAAGGAACTAAAGAACAGGCTCAAAAGGTGCTGAGCATGTATAAAATGAAGCGCCAATATCGTGAAGTAATCACATCTAAATTTAATTTTTAACTCATGCAACAAGAGAAAATTTTTCCAGAGGGAGTATCAGTAGATGTACCTCAAAATGGCCCAGACTTTGTAATCGCAAAAATGGGATTTAACGCTGAGCTGTTTACAGCTTTTTTAGCTAAGCACAAAAACTACAGAGGGTGGATCAATGTAGACATCCTAAGAGGCAAATCTGGCAAGCCTTATGCTGTGCTTAACACATGGAAGCCAGACAATGCTCAGACACAGGATAGTCCATATCCTAAAGCAGCTCCTCTATCTACAGCTGAGGTAGCTAGTGACAATACTCTAGATACTGACGATTTACCTTTCTAGATTATGATAGCCAAAAAAGACTCAAACAGTGAATATCACAGCCATCCAGCTGTGAGCTCCAGTACTTTTAAAGAGATCTATTTAAAGAGTGTTTATCACGCTGTAAATAAGTCATGGAAAGCTACTGATGCTATGAATTTAGGCACAGCAGTGCACACGATGATTCTAGAGCCAGAGGAGTTTAATGACCAGATCTATGTGTTACCTAAGATCGACAGGCGTACTAAAGCTGGGAAAGAGGAGTACCAGAGATGTCTATTTAAGTCACAAGGTAAGGTCATGATCACTCCAGATCAAATGGACATAGTTAAAGCAGTCACTCATAATGCACTAGGCGATGATAAGGTGATGGATCTATTAAAGGGTGAGAGAGAGATCTCTTTCTACTCTGAGATCGATGGCGTACCTATTAAAGCCAGACCAGATGTATACAATGAGAGTAATGGTATGATCGCAGATGTTAAGACCTGTCAGAATAATGAGCCTAGAGCTTTTAGATCTGAAATCAAGAAAAGAGCTTATCATTTGCAAGCTGTATTCTACTGTAGAGTGCTGAATATTAATCCTTTAAACTGGCGATTTATTGCACTCGAAACAAATACTCCTTATACTTGTCAAGTATATGCGCTATCAAATGAGCATATAGAGGAGGGTGAAAAGGCGTTTGATCGTGTCTTTAATGACTGGAAGTTTTATCTAGATACTGGTATCGCAGCTGGCTATAATGGCTATGATACCACAGCAGATGGAGCTATAATTTTATAAGTGTATGTCTGGAGGTTTCCAAAAGTATTTAAGCAAAGAGGATCAGCTGCAAAATGCAGTAATGACCTACATCAAAGTGCAGCATCCTCAAGTACTCGCAATTCATGTACCAAATGAGGGAAAGCGATCATCATTTGAGCGATTCAAGTTTAAGTACTTAGGAGGCCTCTCTGGCGTACCAGATATACTAATATTCAACTCAAACCAAAAATATCATGGCTTAGCCATCGAGCTCAAAGTAGGGTATAATAAGCCAACTGCAAATCAGAAGCAGTTTTTGCAAGACCTTACTGATCTAGGATGGTGTGCTGTGTGGATTAACTCATTTGATAAAGCACAAGACCTAATCGATAATTATCTAAACAATGAGCTATAGCAAATACACAAAAGTCTACTACAGCGAGATCGATGACAAAGTATGGCGCACTAATTCTACTATGGATGATAATCCAAAATTTGTCTACTATGGTAAAATGACTCGTGTCGAATTTGATCTATTAGTAGAGTGCCTGTTTACGATCTTTGGAGAGGATAAGATCCCAGCTAAAGATTTTAAAAAGGTATTCGATGAGATCAGTGAATTTTGTCAGGAGATTAAGTCCATGATCGAATAACTCAAATACATGGATAGAAACTACTGGGCTTTCATACCAGCTGATGTTAGGTATGATGATCGCCTGTCCCCTAATGCTAAATTATTCTATGCTGAGATCACAGCTCTGACCAATCAGGAGGGATTTTGCTGGGCCTCTAATGATTATTTTGCTAATATCTATAAGGTAAGTCCAAAGACGATCTCAAGATGGATCACAGAGCTTAAAAACGCCTCACACATCAAGGTAGAGTACAAATATGATGATAAGCGTGTTTCTGGTAGATTTATTACTGTAAAAGGGGTAGACAAAAATGTCCATAGGGGTGGACAAAAATGTCTAGGGGGGGTAGACAAAAATGTCCCAGTATATAATACTAGTAGTACTACTAATAATAAAGAAGAATATATAGTGCCTGAAAAACTGAAAGAAGCCTACAGGCACATTTTACCTCTTTTTCCAGAGAGGTATAAACCAAAAGACAAAAAGACACATCTGATCTGGGTAAAGGAATTAGAGAAGCTAGATAAAAATTATGGCTACTCACCTCGTCATGTGTATGTGATTTTATCTAAGGCATTTAAAGATCCTTTTTGGTCTAAGAACTTAAGATCACTTAGAAAGCTCACACAGCTCAATAAAGAGGGGATCAGATTTATAGACATATTCGCAGAGACTTTAGCTCCAGATATCGACAAATATGAGTTTAGATCCAAAGATTAAAGCGAAAAAGGATCAGGATCTGATCATAGGCAAGGAGTATGAGAAGCGCTTTGCTCAGAAACTAGGAGGCGAGATCATCTGGGCAACTAAGGAACAGGATATCTATGAGCACTGGGATCTGGAGCATGAGGGTATTAAATACGATGTAAAAGGCCCTAAAGGAGACTACAACTGGATCGAGTTTCAGAATGTAGTAGGCAAAAAAGGATGGATCTATGGCGAAGCTGATGCTATTGCTTTCTATATTTATGATCTATGGGTGATCGTAGATCGATTAGATCTGCTCGAATGGTGTCGCATTAAGATCCCAAACATACCAGCAGTACATGAGGTGTCTCTATACACGCCTCGTAGACGAAATAAACGAAAAGACATCGCTGTGATGGTGAAGCACAGTGACCTAATTAACCTAAGTAAAAGAATATTAACATGACTGAATTATTTACAGAGCTGGGCATTGATATTAAGTCTAATGCTATCGAACAAAAAACCACATGCCCTAAATGCTCTCACACTCGAAAAAACAAAAAAGATAAATGCCTATCAGTTAATCTAGATAAAGGCGTATACAACTGTCACAACTGTGGCTGGTCTGGTAATGTCAAGCTAAAGCCTAAAGAGGAGTATATCATCCCAGATGCTCATGGTGTAGAGTTATCAGAGCGTACTCTGGCGTATTTTAAAAAGAGAGGGATCTCTGAGGCTACTGTAGCTAATTGGGGGATCACTGAGTCAGTAGAGTGGTTTCCACAGGTAGAGAAAAAGAGAAAGGCGATCAATTTCAACTACTACAGAGATGGTCAGCTGGTCAATGTCAAATACAGGGATGCAGAGAAAAACTTTAAAATGGTCTCTGGAGCTGAGCTGATATTTTATGGGATCGATAATATCAAAGACTCAAAGTACTGCTACATCGTAGAGGGAGAGATGGATGCACTGTCGCTACATGAGGCTGGGATCTACTCAGTGGTGTCTGTACCTAATGGCGCATCTAAAGGAAATCAAAATCTAAAGTATCTGGATAACTGCTGGAGGTACTTTGCTGATATGGATGAGGTGATCTTATTCACTGATAATGATGAGGCTGGCATGTCTCTCAGAAATGAGCTCGCTAGGCGTTTAGGTAGACATCGATGCAAATATGTCGAAATAAGCGATTTTAAGGATGCTAATGATCTTTTAGGTAGTCAAGGCCCAGAAGCTCTGAGAAAGTGTCTTAAAGAGGCTAAAAACTTTCCTATCGAGGGTGTATTAAATATAAATGATATCTGGTCTAGCGTACTTAACTATTCTGAGCATGGGATCAAAAACTACTCACTAGGTTTAGCAGAGAGTGATGACTTCTTTAAAATAGCTCTGGGAGAGTGGACAGTAGTAACAGGCATACCTAACTCTGGTAAGTCAGATGTAATCGATCAGATCGCAGTCAATATGGCTACAATGCATGATTTTAAAACTGCTTTTTTTGCTCCTGAGTCATTTCCTTTTGAGGGACATATAAAGCGTATCGCTAATAAGCTCAATGAGACAGACTGTAGTGTAGATCATCTGAACAGATCTAAAGCCTTTATAGAGGATCATTTTCATTTTGTTAAAATAGATCTAGAGAACCTAACACTCAAGGCGATCCTAAATAAGTTTAGAGAGCTCGTACTCCAGAAAGGAATTAATATCTGTGTGATCGATCCATATAACATGCTAGATCACTCAGCACAGCGAGATCTAAACTATGTGTCTAAGATCCTATCAGAGATCACTCAGTTTGTACAGCAGACTAATACTCACCTTTTTCTAATAGCTCATCCTAGAAAGATGGAGCTCAACACTCAGAATGAGTTTAAAGTACCTACTCCATACGACATATCTGGATCATCTGACTTCTTTAATAAATCCTATGGATGTCTGACTGTCTACAGAGAGCTAGGTCATAAAACCAAATATGGATCTGATGCAGTTACTGTCCATGTCCAGAAAGTAAAGCGTAAAGAGAATGGCAAACAGGGAAAATTTGCTATAGCTCCAGATTTTAATCATGGTGGCGCATATAAACATATCGATGGATCTAAAGGCTTTACAGTAGTAACAGATTTACCTTTTTAATATGAAAGCTCCTAAAAGAAGAAAGATGCCCAGAGTGACAGAGAAACACTATGAGGCTATGGCGTGGTGTTTTAATAATGGCATCCACATCCTAGAGTTTCCTACAGATCCAATACCAAAGTCTGATGTCACATTAAAGCTCAGAGTAAATGGTAGGATCATCAGAGAGGGTGATGAGGTCATCGCATGGGCAGATGCTCCTCAAAAGATCTGGGACTATTATTTACACATATATGAAAGGAATGTAGATATTTAGTATATTTGTAAAAAAGCTAAGCATGGAAATTCAACTACAAGGCAGACAACTATTAACCTACTGGTATAACACTGGACAGATCAGTCTAGATAGCTGGACTAGAGTAATGAACAGGCTACTATTCTATAAGTCATCAGAGTATAGACTAGAGCTAAAAGATGGTCAAATAATTATCTATTTCAGCAATAATTAGTATATTTGAATAATTCATCGTTTTTTTTCATAATTCATTTGAGTTAAAGTTATTTTGGTTAATCGTTAGAGGGCAGCTTAGGCTGCTCTTTTTCGTTTTAATACCTTTGTACTATGAAACAGATGGAACAGACTAAAAAAGATGTACTAAAAGCTCTGGAGAGATCTCTGGGGGTAGTTTCAACTGCATGCAAGAAAGCAAACATAGGGCGTACTACTTTCTATCGATGGATTCAAGATGATCCAGAATTTAAAGCTGCTGTAGACGATATATCAGAGATGGCTGTAGACACTGTAGAGTCTAAGCTATTTGATCTGATCACAAAGCAAGAGAATGTCACAGCTACAATATTCTACCTAAAGACTAAAGGGAAGTCTAGAGGGTATGTAGAGAAGCAAGAGATAGATCTAGGTGGAGGCGTTACCTCAACTCTAGTAGAATGGAAACCAGCAGAAAACGAGTAGAGCAGCTTTGTAATAGGCAGTTTTACGATCTTATTAAATCAGATGCTAGGATCAGAGTCCATCAGGGTGGTACTCGATCTGGCAAAACTTATGCGATCATACAGTACCTATGCTATGTGCTATCGACAGCTACAGAGCCTCTGGTGATCTCCATAGTCAGAAAGACACTCCCATCTCTTAAAGGATCAGTACTCAGAGACTTTCTAAAGATCACTCAGGAGATAGGGATCTATCAGCTGGGGACTTATAACAAATCCAGTCAGGAGTTTTACTATAATGGCCATGTGGTAGAGTTTACCTCTATCGATGATCCAGCTAAGATCAGAGGTAGAAAAAGAAACATCGCTTTTCTTAATGAGGCAAATGAATTTCATTTAGAGGACTTTCGCCAGATCAATATGCGTACCACAGACTATGTGATCATAGACTTCAATCCATCAGAGCCTGTACACTGGTTATACAGTGAGGTGATCGAGCGTGATGACTGTGACACATGGATCACTACCTACAATGACAATAAGTTTCTATCTAAAGAGCTGGTCTTTGAGATCGAGAGAATGAAAGAGAGAGATCCAGACTACTGGCGAGTGTATGGTGAGGGACAGAGAGCTGTATTTAGCCAGCGACAGATCTTTGGTAACTGGACATTTATCCCAGAGGCTGAGTTTCCAGAGTTTGATGATCCAGTGATAGGACTTGACTTTGGGTACAGTATAGATCCATCAGCTGCTGTCCTAGTACAAAAGCATGGCGATAAGCTCTACATAAAGGAGCTGCTCTATAAGAAAGGCCTGACGAATTATGATCTCCAGAAGTTTTTTAGTGATCAGGGACTGGATCAGGTGCTGATCTTTGCAGATAGCGCTGAGCCTAAATCTATCGAGGAGCTTAAGCAGTTAGGCTGCTGGATCAAGCCAGCTACAAAAGGTACTGGATCTATTAATGCTGGGATCTCACTGCTAAAGGAGTTTGATGTAGTAGTCTCAAAGGAAAGCACTAATTTGTACACAGAATACCTCAACTATTACTGGACAGAGCTTAAGGATGGAACGATAGTAAATAAGCCAGTAGACAAGTTTAATCACTTGATGGATGCTCTCAGGTACGCCACATACAGTCAGTACTCTAAGCGCATCGACTTCTTTGTAATTTAAATAGTACTTTTGTATGTAAATAATTATTTTGTATGGCCTCAATATTGGATAGACTAAAAGGTCTAGTCTCTAAAAATAATCAGTCTACTCACGAGAATTTTAACAGGGCGATCTATAACTATCTAGGTGACACACTCGTGTGGAATCCAGAGAATGACGATACCTACATCAATAAAGGCTATCGCTATAATGCTACTGTATACTCGATCATTAACCTGATCACTAAGTCAGCAGCGACTATCCCTTTTTCTGTCTATGAAGTAAAGTCTGAGAATGAGCTTAAGAGGTATAAGGCCATGACCTCTGGGACTTATAATGACACTGTATTACACAAGTCAGGTCTAATGAGAAAGTCTGCTCTGGTAGAGCTAGATGATACAGAGCTGCATGAATTACTAAACAGACCTAATCCAGCACAGTCTTATAATAGCTGGATTCAGGAGGTGATCGCCTTTGGTAAATTAACTGGTAACAGATATGTCTATGGTATTGGCCCAGATACTGGAGCTAACAAAGACAAGTATAATGAGCTATATGTTTTGCCATCACAGAATATCGAGATCCATAGTGGTGGGATCATGCAGCCAGTGAAAGAGTACACGCTTAGCTATAATGGCACATATCGCATACCAGCTGAGTGTATCATGCACATCAAAGACTTTAATCCTTACTATGATGGTACAGGATCTCACTTATATGGTATGTCTCCTTTAAAGGCTGGTCTAAGAGTACTACAGACTAATAATGAAGCTGTGGTCACTGGAATGAAATATCTCCAGAATCAGAGCGCCAGAGGGATCTTAATGTCTGAGGAGGGTGATATCAATGAGATGCAAGCTAAGCAGCTCAAACAGAAATTCAAGGAGCAGTACCAGAATGAGAACGCTAGAGGAGATGTAATGATCACTCCTAAAAAACTAAGCTGGATCAACTTTGGTCTATCTGCTGCTGATCTATCACTGATCGAACAGTATAACGCCTCAGTCAAGGATCTAGCTAACATCTATCAAGTACCAGTACAGTTACTTAATAACACAGACAGCTCTAGCTACAATAACATGAAAGAGGCTAAGAAAGCACTCTATCAAAATGCGATCATCCCTGAGCTGGTTAAAATCAGAGAGGAACTAAACAGATGGCTCACTCCTAAGTATGGCGAGAAGTTATATATAGACTTTGATTTCTCTGTGATCCCAGAGCTCCAAGAGGAGATGGATAAGGTAGTAGGTCAGATGTCTCAGGCGTGGTGGCTAACTCCTAACGAGAAGCGTGAGGCTATGTCTTATGGTATGGATGATGATACAGCTTTAATGAATGACTACTATGTGCCATCGTCATTAATCCCTTTAGCTAATGAGCCAGATCTATCTGATGAGATCCTACTCGCTGGATCTAAAAGACCAGAGCCAGTAGAAGCTCCAGAGCCAGAAGATGATCCAGATGATGAGGTAACAAAAGCACAGTCCTATTCAGACTATCCTCAAGGCGCTACTAATAACGCCAGACGAATGTTAGAATGGAGAGAGAAGTATGGTAGAGATGTAGTACAGGGTGGTACTAGAGTAGGCTGGGAAAGAGCTAATCAGTTAGCTAATCGTGAGGCGCTATCTCTGGACACAGTGAAACGCATCCACAGCTTTCTATCTAGACATTCAGATAACGCAGCTATTGATCCAGAATATCGAGACGAGCCATACAGAGATAAAGGCTATGTAGCTTACAATCTATGGGGTGGTAAAGCTATGGTAGCATGGGCTAAGAAGATAGCTGAAAATGACTAATCTATGCCTCTACCTCAGCCAAAACCTAACGAGCTCAGAGAGGACTTTGTAGATCGCTGTGTAGCTAATATCGATATGATACTGGAGTTTCCAGAAGCTGATCAGCGTATGGCTATCTGTTACAATCTATATGAGGCTAGCAGAAAGGCACAAGCTACAGCAGCTCCTAAGATCAATAAAGCAGAATACATCAGAGAAGCTAATCGCCAGCTCAAGCTAGCAGAGACAGAGCAGTACCTTAAATTCTACAATTACTTTAAGCGTGAATACTTCAAAGGCGCTGATCGTTTTTTACAAACCAGATCACTACCAGAGACTGTAGATCTATTTAAAGAGTCTGATATAGCTAAGCTGTATGAGGATCTGTATGTAGAGGTAGGTCTTAGGTTTCTAAGATGGTATCAAAAGAATTTTCAGAAGTTTACTCAGAAAGACATGGATGAGCCTATCTATGTGGATCGCTTTGCTAGACGAGCTAAAAAAGTAGCTGGAGACAAGGTGACTCTGGTATCAGGAGCTAGAAAGAAAGAGCTCCAGAAGTTTCTAAAGCAGCAGATGAGTAATCCAGAGTTTATGGCTATGAATGAGCGCCAAGCTCAGAGAGTGCTCAGATCTAAATTCAATGGCTACTCAAAGTCACAAGCTGAGAGACTGATAAGGACAGAATCTAATGGCGCTGGTAATTACGCCAGTCAGGAGGCAGCTCGTGAGATGTTTGATGGTACTGTGTACAAAGAATGGATCACTGCTAAGGATGCCAGAGTGAGAGATGCTCACGCTGCTATGGAGGGAGTAGATGGTCAGGTGGTTAAGATCGATGAGCAATTCTGGGTAGGTGGTGAGTATCTGGATCATCCTAGTGATCTGGCTAATTCTGGTAAACCAGAGAATGTGATCAACTGTAGATGTCAAGCTGTATACTATCCAGAGGACACACTGGTAGATCTAGACAGTATGGTGTCTCAAGGTACTGCACTGGCAGCAGAAGCTGTAGCAGCTAAAGGCCCTAAAGTATATGATACTACTAATCGAAAAGAGATAGAGAAAGCATTTAAAGATGATTTAGGCATAGATGCTGATCTGACTGGTATGGATCCTAAGATCGCTCAGCAATACATTAACACAATATCTCAAATCAAATCTGACTTTCCAGAGTTACAGGTGGATAATGTACTAAGTCAAAAAGCATATAAGCAAAGGATCAAAGCAGCAATAAGAGTAGAGGTGGACAAATACTTTGATGGTAATGAGTCTCTGGTTACAAGGATCTATAATCACTATTTGAAACATCAGGATCTTTATGGAGATGAGGGAAAGAAAGTGCAAGCCTTTGCTCAGAAATCTACTGTTTATCGCTTACAGGTAGGTAGTAGAACTTTAGAAATAGATATATCTAGAACTAAAGGAATCACTCACTGGAGCGCTAGAAACTATGATCAAATAGAGCTATCAAACTTTAGACAATATGATATAGGCTTTTATGCTGGAGTAGATGAGGGTGCAGATTATGTCATTAAGCATGAGCTAGGACATATTTTAGATTATTCACTAGGTGATTTTGCCTATAAAAAAGAATTTGAGGCATTGATCAGTAAATACAACTTTATCGATTCATGGAATTATACTGCTCTAGAGGCTGATCTATCAGGCTATGCTGCTTATTATGGAAAGAACTTTAAAGATTTTAGAACTATGAAACGAGAAATAATAGCAGAGGCTATCGCTGAGGTATACTCAATGGGCGAACAGGCTAGACCTTTAGCCAGATCTATTTATGAGGCTATGAAGAACTATAAGAAGTCTGCTGATTTACCTATAATAGACAAGACAGAGCCAATGAGTATATTTATAGCTCCCCCAACTTTACACGATCCAAGTGATTATTTTTAATTATCTATTTTTGTAACATGAATACAATTCTATATAAGAGTACACAGTTAGGCGAGCTCATCGATGCAGATGAGAAGTATGGAATGGTCAAAGGATATGGATCTGTCTTTGGAAACATGGACTCAGATGGAGACATCATCACCAGAGGCGCATACAAAAAGACTATCGCTGAAAATGGCAGCAGAGTTAAGTATCTGTATCAGCATGATATGGACAAGCCTTTAGGTAAGATGGTTAATCTTTATGAGGATGAGAAAGGTCTCGTATTTGAGGCTCAGATCCCTAAGACCAGACTAGGAATGGATGTGCTAGAGCTCATGAAAGCTGGAGTAATTACTGAGAACAGCGTAGGGATCTTACCAATCCAGAAAGAGTGGAAAGGTGACTACAGAGAACTGTCAGAAGTTAAGCTCTTTGAAGTGAGCGCTGTTACCTTAGCAGCTAATGATCAGGCGATGATCATGGATGTTAAAGGAAACCAGAAAGAGCAAGTAGCTGAGCGATATGATCGTCTAGCTAAGCTATTAAGAAAAGGAGATATCTCAGACGAGATGGGTTATGCCATCGAAGCTGAAATCTATAAGTTGAAGTCTTTATTCATGCAAGTATCTACTCAGCCAACTGACATAGAGGTTACTGAGCCAGAAGTAGTGAAGCCAGACTCTAGCGAGATCTACAAACATATTTTACAATCTTTAAAAACACACTAATCGTGGAAAATTTAAACGAAATTAAAAGCCAGATCTCTGAGGTGTTAGATGCTAAAATTGAAAAAGCATTTAACCAAGCTCAAGAGAACGCTAAAGGACAGGTAGACTCTGTACTTAAAGGCGAAATCAAAAATCTTACTGAGCAAGTAGTAGGAATGAATGAAAGACTAGACAGTGCTGAGGTAGCTGCTAAAAAAGCTGCTGCTGGAGCTGAGCCTAAGTCTTTTAAAGGATCTTTACTAAAAGCACTTAAAGATGGTGCTGTAGAGGGACTAGTTAAAGGTGACTCAAACGCTGCTCGTTTTGAGATCAAAGCTGGAGACATGACAATGGCTAACTCTTACACTGGAGTAGTAGCTGCTGAGCAAGTGATCTCTGATATCAAATTTGATCCATCACGCAGAGTACACATTCGCCAGTTAATCCCTAATGGATCTACTGATGCTCAAACTATTCGCTATCCAAAAGAGTCTGCATACGATGATGGCGCTGCTGCTGCTGCTCAAGGTGCAACTTTAGGACAGTCTGATTTTGACATCGCTGCTAGCTCTGTAAACATGGAGAAGATAGGTACATTTATGAGAATCACTGAGGAGATGCTAAATGATACTCCACAGCTATTATCATACCTATCAGCTCGTGTACCAGAGAAGATCTTATCTCTAGAGGACTCTCAGATCTTAAATGGCGATGGTACTTCACCTAACCTAGATGGTTTATTCACTGATGGATCAGCTTTCGCTGCTGGTGGATTTGCTAACGCTATCGAGTCTGCTAACGAGTATGATGTACTAGTAGTAGCTCTAAACCAGTTAGCTCTATCTAACTATGGTGCTGATACTATCTTAGTTAATCCTACAGATCTACACAAGATCGCTTTACTTAAGTCTACTGCTAATGAGTACCTAAGACAGCAAATCTACTCAGGTCTACAGCCTAATATCATGGGTGTTAATGTAACTGCTAGCACTGCTGTATCTGCTGGATCTTTCTTAGTAGGTAACTTAGCTGTAGCTACTCAGCTTTGGATTCGTGAGAATCTAGCTGTAGAGTTTTCTCGTGAGGATTCTACTAACTTTAGAGATGGATTTGTAACTGTGAAAGCTAGCGAGCGTGTAGCACTTACTAACTATCTACCTAATGCTATTGTACAGGGTACTTTCGCTGCTGCTAAAGCTGCTTTAGAGACTGCCTAATACATAATTAGCTAATACAAGAAAGAGGCCTCTGTAGGGCCTCTTTTTTATTTGTAGTGGTTTGGATCAGAAATTGATCCCCAGCCTAAGACTCATGAGTCTCTTAGCGTTATAGATCTCCAGCTTATCAAACAGCTTAAGGATCTTTCTGTAAGGCTTATGATCTCGCCAGTGGTTTTCCTCAAAAGCAAAGAACTTAGTCCCAGTCAGCTCACAGATCGCACAGGCGTGTAATGCAGCTGGGCCATAATTCTGAAAGCTCTGGATAAATCGTGTACTACAGTAGAGATCAAAGGTGTCTCCAGCTTTATTGAATTTAATGACTACTCTTTCCATCTTAGTGTACAAATGTTCTATAATTCATAGCCTTAGCATCCTTAATGTATCGAGCTGATAAAGCCTTAGATACAGCTCTTAGCCATCCAATGTGATAAGCAGTATCCCAAGCCTCTGAATTTATCTTATACGCTACTCTCTTTGTCTGTTTGGCGTGAAGCTGCTCCAGCTGATCAGTAGATAAGCTGTATAAACAATAAGTCAAAAATGAAATCATTTCGACCTGATCTTTAGTCATTTGTGGTAAATTCTGTGACATAGTAATAGGGTTAAAGTTAAAAGGCCTCTTTCGAGGCCCTGATTAATTTATATAATATCTAGTCTTTTGTTAGCGTATCTAAGCAGATCAGCATAGGTATTGACTTCTGCTCTGTAAGCCTCTCTCATTGATCTGTACTTGTTAGCCATAGCAGTGTAGAAAGTCATATCGTTACTAAATCTAACTTTTAAATTTTCTAGTTTTTTAGGATCTGTGATCTGATCCATCTTTTGTCTCCAGTTAGATGAGTGTTTTTCCAATGCATCTAGGTGAGTTTGTAGGTCTTTTGCAGTCATAATGTGATAATTTAATTAGTAATTATTTGATTAATATACTGCAATATACAAAATATTTACAAATACACAAAATATTTACAAAGTGTAAACGATAGAGATTTTTATATACCTTTGAGAAACTTCTAATTTAAATGATATGATTAACAATTATGACCAGTGGCTATCCAGAGAAACTGAGCGCCAAATGAAAGACGATGAGTACACTTGCCCAGAGTGTGACAGACCAGTAAAAAAAGATGGAGAGTACTGCTCCAGTAACTGTTTTGATGCCAGCATGCGATGAGACCAGTAGTATCTTTCATAGCACACGAGACAGACACAGTAGAGATCATGGAGGCTATAGATCTGCATGATGTAGTTTACATTGAGCATGACGATATCTTTTATGCTTTGTACGCTAAAGGCGATGATGGAGTCATAGAAAAACGCTACAGGATCGATGGACAGTACACTACTTTGAATGTCTACAGTGGTAGACTACAGTTTGCATACGCCATCTACAGGATCATGAAAGCTGCTAAATACGAGTAAGCCTCTAGACAAGTAACTGATTTTTAGTTACTTTAGAGGCATGACCTCTAACCAATTTGGCTGTCTAGGCGAATATAAGTTTGCTCTAGAGTGCATGTCCAGAGGATATGATGTATCTATGCCTCTGAGACACTCTAGTCCCTATGATCTTATAGTGGATGTAGATAGTCAGCTCTACAAAATACAGGTCAAATCTCACAGTGGATCAGACGAGGGTAATAGATCTACTGTCAAATTTCTGCTAGATGTTAAGTCTAAAAATAGAGAATACCTTGAAAGTGATGTAGATTATTTTGCACTGTACTCTGTGCATTTTGATGCTTTTTTTATTATGCACTACAGCATAGTAGGAGGTATGAGTGCTGTCAGAGTTAGTCCAGATAACAAGTATGGGATCTACATAAACGACTACAGTTTCACACAGCACACTACACTATAAGCGCTATCAGAGGAGGTGGCGCTTTTTTAGTACCTTTGTTTTAAATCTTTTGACAATGAAAGTAGAAATATTAAAACAGGTATTTAATGGCCAAAGGCTACTTAGAGAGGGCGAGATCATTACGATCCTCGACAAGACTGCGAAGCAATACATCCAGAAAGGAATCGCTAAAGAAGTTAAAGAAGCGCCTGTCAAAAAGGAGCAGAAGCCAGCTGAGACAAAAGAAAATAAAGCAGTATCAAAAAGAGTAACTAAAAAGAGCTAAGCAATGCCAGAGATGCTAATTAACTCAGTAGTAGGATCAGAGCCTTTGACTGAGACAGACTTTAAAAACTACATCAGGATCGACACTGATGCAGATGATGGTCTGCTAGAAAATATGATCGTTACAGCCAGAGAGTGGTGTGAGATGTACATCAGCTCAGACATCGTGGCTAAGTCTAGAACTTACTATCAAGAAGATGTAGAATATGGCGAGGTCATTGATCTACCTTTTGGCGATGTGAGCTCGATCAGCTCAGTTACAGCTGAGGGATCTGCTGTGGGATATACTACCAAAGGAGTAGGATCAAACAGACTGATCTTAAATAGCACTCCAGCAAAAGATGTAAAGATCACATACACTACAGCTGGATTAAATAATCAAGTGATCAAAAGCGCTCTCAAAATGTTTGTCTCTACACTGTATGATAATAGAGCATCATTTGTGACTGGTACTATCGTGACAGAGTTACCTTTAAATATCCAGAGCATACTTGATCCATACAAACAGATCTACATCTAATGCAAGCTGGAAAACTAAATAAAAGAGTTAGAGTCTATCGCCAGACTACTCAATCTGATGGGTATGGTGGTGTATCTGAGTCTGCTCTGATTTTAAATTCGACAATATGGGCGCACAAAAAGGAGCTGAAAAGCCAACTCCAAAACCTAGAAACAGGTCAAAAAAGAGTAACAGATCTGGAGCTAATAGTGAGAAAAAAGACAGCAGACAGACTGCAAATACAAACAGACCTACTAGAGCTAGAAAGCCAGTCAGGAAAGTACAAGATAAACGCCATAGAGGAGTACGATCAAGACTTCTACAGCTTAGTCAAATGTTCAAAGCATGGAAATTAGAATCAATCCTAAAGACAGTAAAGAGCTGGCTAAGAAGTTTAGGCAACTGCTTAAAGTGGATAGCAAAGAAGCTCATAGGATTCTTAACGAGGAGTCTCGAGCAATTTCGAGCAATGCTCAAAAAGATGCGCCAATAGATACTGGTAATCTAAGGCGTAATATTGGATATGATTATCAGCGCCAGAATAAAGAGGCTATCATCTATGCTAAAGCTCCATACTCTGGATATCTAGAATATGGTACACGCTTTCAGCCAGCACAGCCTTATTTTGAGCCTAATGTTAATAAAGGAGTAAAAAGGATCATCAGACGATTTGAAATCGCTTTAAAAAACGCAATTAAATGAAAGAGCCAGCTCATCATCTTAGAAAGGCGATAATAGACGATCTCTCTGGAGTAATTCAGTTAGATGGATCTAATGTCCAGATCTATAATAAAGTGCCTCTAAACGCATCTGAGCCTTTTATAAAGGTATATACTGTAAGCTCTGGAGAGTCAGAGTTTAATCGTAACAGTAAAATGGTAGACACTGTGATCAGGATCGAGTGTGTTACCTCGTATGATTCTGGAGCTGGAGGTGAGCTGCAAGTTAATCAGCTGGTGTCTCAAGTCTATGACAGGATCAGAGTATCTCCAGACAATTACTTTGATCTAAGTGCTGAGGGACTAAAGATATACTCAATGCTTATAGGACAGACTATATATCTAGAGGAGTACACTGATGGCAAAACATACTACAGAGCTGTGATCAGCGTAGAAATTAAAACAAATGAGCAATGACATATATAAGTAAACACATCAGCTGGGATGAGGCAACTGGATCTCAGACAGCAGAGGAGCAAGGCATAGACAATACGCCTAATGCAGATCAGTTAAAACACATGAGAGTACTAGCTCGTAATGTATTTGAGCCTCTTAGAGAGTGGGCAGCAGAGCCTATCAATGTAAATAGCTTTTTTAGATCTGAGGCGCTTAATGCTGCTATAGGTGGATCACACAGATCCTTACATATGAGAGGCAGTGCTATTGATATCGATGCTACTGGATCTAAGACTAATGCTGATCTATTTCACTACATCAGAGAAAATCTTTGTTTTGACCAGATGATCTGGGAGTTTGGTGATGACGAAAATCCTGACTGGATTCATGTGAGCTACATTAACGATAGCCAGAATAGACAGGAAATTCTACAAGCCTACAAAGACAAGAAAGGCAAAACCAAGTACAAGTACTGGGAGCATGTAGAACCTAAATCAGAGGATGATGTTTAAGATACTTTCTAAATTATTTGGATCTACTGGTGGAGCTGTAGCTGAAAAGATAGGAGGCTTAGTAGATAAGTTTGTCCAGACCAAAGACGAAAAAGCACAGTTTGAGAAAGAGATGGAGATGATATTTCAGGAGCATGAGCTGTCTCTGGAAAAGGAGATCACTAACAGACATAAGGCTGATATGGCCTCTGATTCATGGCTATCTAAAAACATCAGACCTATGATCACACTTTTTGCTCTGGGGATCTATACAATCTTTGCGATCACTGATGGAAACATTAAAGGATTTAACATCGCTAATCAATATGTGGAGCTCATGGGACAGATACTATCCTATGCGCTAGGATTCTACTTTACATCTAGGGGACTAGAGAAAGTGGCGAGTATCGTAAAAAAGAAATAAAGTACCTTTGTTAAAGCAAAAATCGAGTAAATAGTGGCTGCTACTTATAACATACCTACACAGTACAATGGTGATACATTTGAGATCATCGACTTCAAATTCTTTCAGGGATCAGCAGAGTCTGGTAACGAGTTAGATCTTACCTCTGGAGTCCCAAAAATGCAAGTAAGGAGAGGATCTGTGACTGGCGAAATAGTACAGACATTTACTATAGGCGATGGACTAGAGTGGATAGATCAAGATGCTGGTCATTTTAGAACTACTGAATTTTTGATCACATGGGGTGGTGGTACTTATTACTATGATCTCCAGATCACATACACAGCTACTCTGGTTAAGACTTATGTAAAAGGATCAATAGTAGTAGAGGAGGATGTAACTGATTAATGGCGAGCATAGTAAACATAGTAGATAGTACCAGTGCAGTTACATTAAATGTAGTAGAGACCTTAAATGGGCCTACAGTTAATGTAGCAGAGCAGACAGGCCCTACAGTTAATGTAGTACTGTCTGGTGGCTTACTTAATAGAGATTTAAATTATGTGCATAATCAACTAGCAGCGAGCAGCTCATGGGACATAACTCATGATTTGAATAAGTTTCCAGCTGTGTCTGTAGTAGACAGCTCTGGTAACATCGTGATAGGAGATGTGCAGCACATAACTAATAAACGAGTAATAATAACATTTAACGCCTCATTTAGTGGCAAAGCATATTTTAATTAAACGCTATGGCTAAGTACTTATCACACATTGATCTAAATCAGAATCAGCTCCAAAATGCAGTAGTGCATCCTCTAGGATCAGCGCCATCTACTCCAGTAGAGGGACAGATTTATTTTAACTCTACAGCTGGAAATAAAAAACTATATGTCTACAATGGATCTGCATGGACAGATCTAGCTGGTGTATACTCGATCTCTAATGGAGATGGTATCTCAGTCTCTGGATCATCTGGAGCTGTTACTGTTTCAGTAAATGCCTCAGCTAGTTTCTTTGAGTTTGATAGTGGAGCGCTTTCGATCAAAGCTGGATCAATAGGCGCTACTGAGTTAGCTGCTACTACAGTGACTGCTGGATCTTATGGATCTGCAAGTGCTATCCCTACTTTCACAGTAGATGCTGATGGGCGTTTGACAGCTGCTGGATCTGTAGGTATCTCATCTACTCTAGACATCGCTGCTGATGCTGGTACTGATAATGGTGTAGTATTGGGAACTGATACTCTTACTATCTCAGGAGGCACTAACATTAACACATCTGTCTCTGGAGACGAGATCACAATTAATTTAGATGCTAGTCCTACTATCTCTGGAGATCTAGTGGTAGAGGGTAATCTTACTGTGTCTGGAGCTACACAGACTAAGATATCTGAGACAGTACTTATTGAGGATAACATCATCACGCTTAACTCTAATGAAGCTGGAACGCCATCAGAAGATGGAGGTATCGAGATAGAAAGAGGCACAGCTACAAATGTCTCTCTGATATGGGATGAGTCTGCTGATCGATGGGCGTTTACTAATGATGGATCTACTTTCTACAATATCCCAATCCCTACAGAGTATGATAATTATAATTTCAATGTATCTGATGGCACTACTTCTACAGAGGTAGCTGATGGTGGTACTGTGACAATCTCTGGAGGTGGCGCTATTAATGCGACTAATGTCTCTGGAACGATAACAATCGATCACGCTGATACATCATCTCAGGCATCTGTAAATAATTCTGGATTTACTGTAATTCAAGATATCACTCTAGACACTTATGGTCACATCACTGGTCTAGCCTCTGTAGATGTTTCTGGAGCTGTTAGTGCTAGAGAGCATGCTGCTACTATTTCAGATACTGGTACTGTGACTCATAACTTAGGATCTAGAGATGTGATAGTACAGCTTTTTGATACTGTTACTTATGAGACAGTATTTGCTGATGTAGAGCGTAGCACTACTAACGCTGTAGATGTTACCTTTGCTAGTACTCCAGACAATGATGTCAGAGTACTGATCAGCAAAATAGGATAACATATAAAATAGCGACATGGCGAATAAATTTTTAAATGGTATTGATACTACATCACTTAGTGTCAATAGCCAGTACTCCCTACCTACAAGTGATGGATCTAATGGACAAGTACTAAAAACAGATGGATCTGGAAATGTAACTTTTGCAGATGGCGCTGATTCTGGATATGTCTTTTATACAGTTAAGAACAGCACAGGATCTACTATAGCTAAGGGTACAGGTGTCTATGCCTCTGGAACAGATGGCAACTCTGGACACATTTTAATATCGCCAATGGTAGCAGATGGTACTATAGAGCCTAAGTACTTTATAGGGATCACTAAGGATGCGATCACTAATGGATCTACTGGTCAAGTAGTACACTTTGGAGAGATCTCTCAGATCAATACTTCTACCTATACTGATGGCGATGTACTGTGGTGTGATCCAGCTAATGATGGTGGATTTACTACTACTGAGCCAGCTGGCCCTAATCTTAAATTAGCTGTAGCTATTGTGATCAATGCCTCTACTAATGGTAAGATCAGAGTCAGAGTACAGGGTAATGAGGGACTGCATGAGCTACATGATGTAAACATAAGCTCACAGGCTAATGGTGATCTATTACAGTGGAACGCTACCTCTGGAGTATGGGAAAATAAAACACTAGCCAGTATCGCTGATGCTAGATATGTCAATGTATCTGGAGATACTATGACTGGTAATTTATATGTCACTAAAAACAATGTAGGAGTTAATACTAGTAATGGCTCTTATACAGGTTTTACCTTAGAGTCTACTGATTCGCATATAGACCTAATATCATCAGAGGATGGGACATGGGGATCAGCCATAAACTTTGTAGAGGGAGCATCGATTACAGCTAATACTGATGTCTGGTCTATTGCTAGACAGACTACAGGTGGCTCTGGTGATAGCTCTTTAACCTTTAATTTTGGTACAAATAATGTACATAATAACACTACCAGAGTAAAATTTACATCTGGTGGAGCTGCTGAATTTAACTCCTCTGTCACAGCTGACTCATTTAAAACTTTATCATCATCTACTGATTTTTCTATAATCACTAGAAACAGCGCAGCTACTTCTTTTCCTTTATATGTTCAGAATGTTAAAACAGAGACAGATAGTAGAATAGCTCGATTTGCTTATGGAGATGCTGCTGCTGGCACAGGTACTGAGGTGCTTAATATTGGTGGTGGTACTAGTTATTTTCTTAATACTGTACTAGGTATTGGGACATCTACTCCTAATGAGGAGCTCGATGTGCGTGGATCTGTTTTCACTTCTATATCTGTTACTTCTGATAGAAAAACAACAGATGATTATATAGGATCATTTGCTTTTTATGGAGGTAATGATGCTACTCCTACTGAGACACTTCTTTATGCTAGAATGATGGCTCAGATGACTAATGTATCTAATGGCAGCGAGAGTGGTGAGATATTATTTCAGACAGCAAATAATGGATCTTATATTGATTCGTTAAGGATTAATAGTAATGGTAATCTGGATGTCTTAAATGATGTAACTGCTAATCACTATTTTGCTGATACACATTTTAGATCTTTAGATACTAATGTCACTTTATCAACTACTGGAGCTGGTACAGTATATCTGAGGCCTAATGGATATAATCAAACAACTGGTCAGCTTTATATTGGATCTAATGGAGATATAAATGCATCAGGAATACATACAGCAAAAGCATATAGGACAGATGCTACATCTACTGACTACTCATTAATAACAAGAGACAGCGCAGCAGCTAATTTCGCACTTTATGTAAATAATGGTCAGTCAGGTACAGATAGTAGAATAGCTCGATTTGCTTATAATGATACAGCAGCAAACTCTGGTACTGAGGTATTAAATGTAGGAGGTGATAAATCTTATTTTAATAATACTGATTTAGGAATTAGAGTAACTGATCCAGAGGCTGCACTTCATGTTAATGGTAATATCATATTGGGAGATACATCAACTACTGGAGATGCTAGGATCACCTTTTATGATCAGGATGACACAGACTATCTAGGTAGAGCATACATTAACTATAATACACTCACTGATATTATGACAATCAGAGCTCGTAATGCTGATGTCATAACTATAGATAATACAGAGATAGATATCGTTGGTTTCATTAATATGCAGACTAATAGATATTTTGAGGCTAATAGTGAGTATGCTTTAAATCTAAATAATAGCGATATAGTAGGTCTAAATGGATTATACTTTTTAGACAATGCAGAGAACAGTGGAGAGGGAATTAACTTCTATAGATCTGCTACTACATTTGATACTCTTAGAGCCTCTGGTGGTGTATTATATTTTGCGCCTAATAGGACATCTGGATCAGCTAGTGATGGATATACTGTATTACACTCTGGAAATCATACAGATTATACTGACTCTAAATATATTAGATCAAATGCTGACGATTCTACTACTGGAATTATAACTTTTGAGAATGGTATTAGGATAGGTACTGGATCTCATGGTACATCAGCTAACACAGCTGCTATAACTTTTGGAGAGGGTACTCCTACTACTGATTCTATGTATTTAGAATATGATGGCGAGGGACTTTCTGGAGATAATAATGCTTTGTTTATTAGAACATCTAAAGATGGAAGCACTTTAGCTACCTTTAAATATGGTGGTGATATTGTACTGGACTCTAATAACTGGTCTATTGCTGCTGATGGTACTTTTACTGGTAATGGATCAGGACTATCTGGAGTTAATGCTACACTTTTAGATAGTATTAATTCTAGTCAATTCTTACGATCAGACGAAAGCGATACTACTACTGGTAGACTAACTATCCAAACTTCTGGAGATCCAACTATAGGAGGTACTACTCCTACTAATGGGTATCTAGTACTGACTAATGGTACTCAAACTTTAGGTTTTGATACTAATGAAATACACTCGACTGATAGTTTATACATAGGTACTAATTCTGGAAATTTAGGTCTGAGACCAGATGGCGCTGTCTTAATAAATACTACAACAGTTACAGGTGATGCTAAACTTATCGTCAATGGATTTTTATCTACTGGATCTAGTGCAGCAGCTCAGATAGATGGATTTGTAAGAATAAGAGAGCAGATCTTTATACATGATGATGGAGACACATCTAAAGCTGGTAGAATTGGGTACAGTGATGGATTTGTATTTGATGGCGAAAATGGATCGTCTCAGGTGACAATGAATGGTCAGCTAAGACTAATGTCATCTCCAGCCATATCTTTTCAAAACATAGGAAGTGGGACATACAATCAGGCAGTTATTTATAACGAGACTGGATATGGTTTTTTACTAGAGGGCGCATGGGCCACAGATGCTCAAACAACTAGACTACCTGTCACGCTAACATGGCGAGGTGGGTTTTCACAGGGTGGTCTCCAATTAAATGGAAACACTCAGCTAGTTACTAATGACACTGGACTAGGTATTGATGTTACTAATCCACAATATAACCTAGACACAGCTGGAACTGTTCGATTTGGTGGTCATATTGTGATGCCTTATGAACATTTAATAAACTATAGATTTGGTATAGCTGATCGAAGTGGCGAGCCTCTTAGATATATTTTATTATGTGCTAATGCTGGAGGTAATGATGTCAATGGTACTATCACAATGGATAGAACTTCTGGTCTTAGACACGCCTGTAGAGTAGATATTATAGTATCTGCTGGATCTAGTTTAAGCCCAGTAGGAGGTCTTTATGCTCATGGAGTGGCTGGATCTAGTGAGCCAGAGTATAGGTTAGTGACATTGACTTATGGTGGTAACTCATGGGTAGCTTTAGAAATAAGTAATCCAGATGGATATTACGAAAGCTCTGGAGCTTATTTTACTGGTAGAATTAATAGCACACTGTCAGGCACTTTCACTGAGTTAATAAATACAGAGGTGTCTAGTGTAGCTAATTTTGAAAGCAATTCAAGACACAGCATACAAGGTGATGCATACTTTAGAGATGGCGAGATTAAACTAACTAATGGATCTGGTAACGCTAAGATCATAATGGTTAGAGAAAATGCTGCAAATACTGGTAACAATTTTGGCGCTGTAGAGTTTAGAAATGACTCAGGAGTTACTAGAGCTGGTGTATATGCTACTAGCACTAATGGTGATGCTAGCGCTAAGATAAATCTATATGCAGAGTCAGGTGTACAAATAGGTCTAGGCGATAGTGATGTAGATAGTTATCTTAGAATAGGAGGCGATAATGTAGCTGGAGGTAGACTGTATTTAGAATATAATGGAGATAGCTCATATATTGACTGTTATGGTGGTCATGGTGGTACTGCTAGATATAGAGATATGTATATCAGAGCTAGAGAGCTATATCTTAAAGGATCTAATGGTAATGGTCTTTATATTGATGAGGCTGGTCAAGTAGGTATACTGTCTACTAATCCACAATATGATCTCCAAATAGGTGACTATACTTACAGTGGTAGAGCTATCACACTTACATCGACTAATAACTCATCCTCTTATATCAACTTCTTTGATAATAACAATACTGAGGGATCATATATTAAATCTACTGGTGATGTCTATGGAGGTGATCTATACTTTGGAGCTAGATGGGATGATTATGAGGACAAGGCTGTACTAAAAATGCGCCAGACATCAGCTGGTGCTACTTATGATGTTAGACTAGGAATAGGCACTACAGATCCTTTTAAGCTCGTAGAGTTTAAAGATAATTATAATGGCTCTCAATTAACTTTAAGATCTACATCAGGAAACTCTGGAAATGCTGGTCTAAGGTTTAGTATTGCAGACAACACAGTAACAACTGATAACTATCATAAGGCATCAATATGGCTTACTGGAGATGGAACTGGTAACGCTTTAGGTGACTTAACTTTTAATATTAGTAATGTAGCTAATAGCACAAATGTAGGATCGTCTGACGAAAGGATGAGACTTAAAAGAAATGGAGCTTTACTAATTGGTACCACAAGTGCTGGCAGTACATCTGCTAAGTTATTAGTAGATAATTATTTAGATAGCGCATCATCTGCTATAGCTCAATTTAATGGATTTTTAAGAATACGAGATAGTATATTTTTACATCAAGATTCAAATATAGCTAATCAAGTTAGGCTACAATGTATTGGAAGTCAGCAAGCAGTGTTTAATGGTAGTTTGACAATATCTACACAAACAGCTAACACAGCTCATATAAAACTAAACATCGCAAATGCTGGATCGCCTCAGATAGAAATGTCTGACTATAATGATGACAACTACTGGGCAGTAGGAGCTGACGATGCAGATAACTTCTTTAAGATTCATGGTAGCACTACTTCAATGCCTACTCTTAACAGTATAGGCACTGGAGCATTTTTAACTATTAATCAGTCTGGTACACTTACTATGACTGGTGATGTGATCGCTTATTCTGATGAGCGCCTTAAAGAGAATGTACAGACTATTGATGGAGCTTTAGATAAGGTGTTATCAATGCGAGGCGTATACTACAATAGAACTGATCTAGAGGACAAACGCAGAAAAGTAGGAGTCATAGCTCAGGAGGTAGAAAAAGTACTACCAGAAGTAGTGTCTCAGTATTCAGAAGATGACGATACTAGAGCTGTAGATTATGGCAAGATGGTAGGTGTACTAATCGAGGCAATCAAAGAACAGCAGAAACAAATTGACGAACTAAAAGCGATGATCAATGGCAGTACCTGATACTAATTTTAACAGCGTTAGTCTTTATGGTATAGCTAAAGAGTTAAAGGTGGATGACTATAATAGCACTATACCTCAATCTACTTTTTTTCAATTTCAAGCTGATGATATATCTCTAGGCGATATGTGTACCTCAGCTGGAGACTTTACAGATGCGCCTATAAATCACAGACAGCTATTTAGTCATCCAGATGGATTTAGTCCTCACTCCATGAGCGAGTTTAGACTTTATGATCATGACAATGTAGTTACATTCAATACTAGTACTAATGTCACCTACTATAGTTTTACTAATTATGCTAAAACTTATATCTCTCAGGATTTGGCTCAGGGCAGAGTCAGTAGAGGATTTACAGATCCATCCAATACAGTATGGAATCCAGATCCTTTAGCTAAAGCAAATAGAAAATGGCGAATTTTAAAATTTAAAGTAAACGCTGGTCAGAGTGTTTTATACAGGCCTGTTATTGTTTTCTATGCAGATGGCACAGACTACAGGAGAGACTTTTGTATTAACTCTTTAAGGCGCACAGTAGGATCTAGTACTGTACACTATCATCCAGAAGTACATACGCCTCTAAAATATCATAGCACTAGCTCTGGAACTCCTACCAGTGAGAGCTCATGGTCTAATGTGACTACAGGATCTACAGCTAATCAATGGAATAGAGAAACTGGTGGATCTACTCCATCAGCAAATACAGGCCCAGATGATGGTTTGGTCTGGAATAGCTTTACCTCAAGCTATGAAGATAGCGCTCAATATGCTGCTGATCCCTGTGACTACTGGTACTTTGAAGCCTCAAACTCAGCTACTGGGTATTCATGGTGGAAGCCATCTGCTACTGTGCCTATTGGTGGAGGTAACACTGATGAGTGGGAGTTTATTTATTCTGCATGGTCAGATGCTGAGTCATCATGGGGAAATTCATATTTTGAAATTAAAGTACAAGTAACAGCAATCATTTAAAAATCTTAACTTTGTAAAAAATAAACAAATGGCGAACACTTACACTTTTAAAATCAATTCAGTGGACTGCTACACTAATGTAGATGGACTTTCTAATGTTATCTATAATGTACACTATAGCTATATAGCTGAAAATGAAGATCAGACATTTGTGTATATCAATAATGTACAATCTTTAGAAGCTCCACAGGCTGATGCTTTTGTAGATTTTGAAAACTTAAGAGAGCCAGATGTGATCTCGTGGATCGAGTCAGTAGTAAATACTGAAAAATTACAGGAAACTCTAGATCAAATGTTACAGGAAAAAGTATCTCCTAGTAAAGTAAATCTAAGACTACAAAAAGATCCAGAGCCAGAAGCGCCAGCCTCTGAGGAAACAGTTTAATTTTAATCTATATATAATGTCACAAGGGAAACTACAAGAGAGCGAATTAGAAGCGCTCAAAATTCAAGAGCAAAGAGGATCAGCACTAATCAATGAGCTGGCCAATGTAAAACTAGCAGAGTCAGATATTATGGATGCTCTAAAAGCCTTAAAGTTAGAGCGCCAGAAATTATTTGATGAGCTTAAAGAGAAGTATGGGCCTATCAATATCAATTTAGCTGATGGATCATACGAAGTAGACGAAGCTCCAGAGGTAGAAGTAGAGGAGGCCTAATGAAGCTCAGAGATCTTAGACCTATTGTAATATACTCAGATAAGATCTTAGATGGTCTTTCATGGTTTATGAAGATAGGAGGGATCGCACTCTTTCCATATATCATACTCAGAGAGAAGTATAGAGACAGCTCAGAGGACTTCTGGCGAACTAGAAACAGAAAGGTCATCAATCATGAGTCAATTCATTTCCAGCAAGCTCTGGAGCTCCTAGTGATCCCTTTCTATGTTTTATATCTGCTAGAGTGGTTTGTTAAACTGTTTTTTTATGGTCTCAAAGCGTATGAAAATATCTCGTTTGAGAGAGAGGCTTATGGCAATGATGGCGATCTAAACTACTTGAGTACCAGAAAGAGATACGCATGGTTTAAGATGATCCTGAAATAGCTATAGGTTTTCTATTAGAAAACTTTTAAAGGTGTCCTAATGGATGCCTTTTTTTTTATTGACTGCTGAGGCTGAGGCGAATAGTAAAAATCACGATTTAGTATCTTTGTATCTATAATACAATACGCTATCGATGGCACACGAAATAAACGAAAACACACAGCTGACTCTAGATCTTAAAACTATCGCCATAGTAATAGGTGGAGTGGCCTCTTTAATATTAATGTACACTACTTTACAGGCTGATATTGAGCTAGCTAAAGAGCTACCTAAACCAGAGATCTCTCGTACTGAGTATGACCTAAAGGATGAGCTAGTCAGAGAGACTATAATGAATACTCAGAAAAAGGTAGATGAGATAGGATCTAAGCTGGATAAGATCGAGGAGCGTTTATTTAAAATCAGTGTAAAAGAATGAGAGCTCTAGTTTTTCTATTTTGGTTACTGTCAATGATTAAAATCTATGGTCAAGGCATCGCTGTGATCCAAGTAAATGCAGAGTGGAATATGAGAAACTCAATAGATCTAAATGGACTTAAAGGAGCTAGAGTGCAGTTTGCTTATTTAAACGAGCAGCCAGAAGCTCTGAGAGAAAGGATCAAAGCTGTACCAGCTATCTGGGTATTTAAAGATGGCGAAATGATCAAGTACTGGGAGGCTGACATTTCATTTAAATTAAGAGTCAGGAGAGAGGATATACAGGAGTATATAGACTCGATCAAAGACTAAATTTTATAGTAGTATATTTGTAAAGTAAAAACATAATAACATGGCATCTAGCGTATTTAATGGTACTAATCTTTTAGTCAAAATCGATGGCACAGCTGTAGGTCACACTACATCATGTGAGATCTCTTTATCTGTAGACATGCCAGAGGCTACCTCTAAAGACTCATCAGGTTTCCAAGAGGTGATCGCTGGAGTTATCTCTGGATCTATCTCTTTTGATGGTCTAGTAGACTACACTGATACTAATGACAATGTGGATGATCTAGCGACTGCTTTATTAGGGCGCACTTCTATTGAGGCTGTATTTGGTACAGCTGTATCTGGAGATCAGATCTACACTGCTGATGGATTTATCAGCGAACTGTCTGTATCTGGAGATATGGAGGCTGCTGCTACTTACTCAGGGACTATCACATTGACTGGCCCTATCGTAGCATCGACTAACGCATAAGAAATAACATCATACCTCATCTGGCTTACTGGGTGAGGTGTGTCTATTTTTATACATAATGGCAAACAAGAAAAGAGGGTACATTTCAGTGAAGCTGGGAGGGAAACAGCGCACTCTACATTTTTCTATGAACTTCTGGGCAGCCTTAACTGAGGATCTAAACATCAGACTGGATGAGTTAGGATCACTCTTTCAGGATGGCGTGTCTTTAAATGCAGTCAGATCTATCGTCTATTGTGGTCTGCTCGCCTATGATCAAGAGGAGGGCAATGAGATCGAATACAATAAATTCAAGGTAGGATCATGGCTAGAGGATCTGGATGCAGATGGACTAAATAAGATCATCATGGCTATGGGCGAGTCTCGTATACTAGGCAATGATCTAAACATGGGCATCGAACGAAATCCTGAGACTGAGGGAAAGTAGAAAAGCCTCTCACATGGGATGATCTACTAGACTATTACATAGGTCAGATAGGCATCGATCCAGATAAATTCTGGAGATACACATGGAGTGAAAATCAGAGGCTGGGGGAGGCTCATGCCATACGCCTCAATATGCAATGGGAGCAGACTCGATTTGTTTCCACAATGCTGTATAATGTCAATACTTCTAAGAAGCAGCATTTAATTAAGCCTCACGAGCTTTTTTCTCTACCACAAGACAAAATACATAAGAAGCGCAAAGATGCGCCTAAATCGACTAGAGAGCAATATGAGGCCTTTCTGGATAAGGCGAATAGTGCCAAATTCAAAAAGTCCTAAATGGTTACCTTTGTAGTAAATCTCAATACATGGCTGACACTAATCTAAGAGTCATCATATCTGCTGAACTTAAGAAGTTTGAGCGAGCGATGTCTAGAGCTGAGAAAAGGCTTGACTCATTTGGTAATAATCTAGGAAAAATTGGAGCTGGACTAACAGCATCAATATCTGTACCTATAGGTCTAGCTGGTGCTAAAGCTCTTAAGACTGCTGCTCAGTTTGAAAAGTTACAGATGCAGCTCAATGTACTTGAGGGATCTGCTGCTAAAGGAGCTAAATCCTTTGAGCGACTTGTTAAGTTTTCTGCTGCTACTCCTTTCCAGTTAGATGAGCTGGTAAAAGCTAATAATACTTTATTAGGATTTGGAGTAAGCTCTGAGACAGCTTTTGACTCTCTTAAAGCTATTGGTGATATCGCTGCTATCTCTGGTGGAGATATGCAAGGGATCACTGTAGCATTTGGTCAGGCTGCTGCTGCTGGTAGATTAATGGGACAGGATCTGCTCCAGTTAGTAAATAATGGAGTACCTATCATTGATCTATTAGCTGAGTCTATGGGCGTGGCTAAAAACGAGATCAAAGAGATGGTCTCTCAAGGTAAAGTCACTTTTGATGTACTTCTTAAAGCATTTAAAGATGCGACATCTGATGGTGGAAAATTTGAGGGTGGTATGCAAAAGCTCTCAAAGACACTATCTGGTCTAGCCAGTACACTACAGGATAATGTAAATATCGCATTTGCTGAGTTAGGTAAAGCTCTGGTAGAGGACTATGATCTGATTAATAATACTGAAAAACTTACTGAGAATATCCAGAAGATCACAGAGGGATTTAAGGAAATGAATCCAGAGACTAGAAAATTTTACTCTACTCTCACTCTGGTGGCTGGTATCGTACCTCTGGTACTTACAGGAATAGCTGGACTAGCTAAAATAGCATCTATAGCTGCTGGTGGCGCTAAGATTTTATCTAAAGGTCTTAGACTAATAGGTAGTAATATAGTAGTA